GAGATTAAACTGATGATGCCAGCCACTCGAGCTTTCACAGAACTCGAGATGGTAGGGTTCCCCGTGGATGTAAAGCGGTTGCGAGAACGACATCTCGAAAACAAAGCTCACATCAAAGAACTCGAAATAAAGATGCTCGAGTATGTGCCAGAAGAGAAGAAGGGCATTGCCAACTTCGGGTCACCAGTTTTCATGGGCTGGTTCTTGTATGATCATCTTAAACTTCCAGTTACCATTCTTACCAAGAAGGGCGCCAGGTCCACAGCTGAAGCCGCAATTCTAGGTTTGAGAAAGAAACACCCGGCTGTCAACCTTCTGATGGAATTGAGAAAGTGGAAGAAGTATGAATCGACTTACACTCGTAACTGGCTCATTAGAGTTGGAGTTGCTCGCAAGCCACGACTTTACACCTCTTACAATCTTTCAGGAACCGTCACTGGGCGCCTTTCATCTAACATGCAACAGGTGCCGAGAGATCTATACATTCGTTCTATACTCGGGACCCGGGAAGGTTGGAAATTCATTGAAGCTGACTTTTCACAGATCGAGCTCAGAATTGCTGCTATGTTTTCCGGGGACCCGGCTCTCACGAAAGCTTTCCTTACTGGCGGTGATCCGCACCGTGAAACAGCGGCTAAAGTCACAGGAAAAGCACCAGAAGTAATCACTAAGGAAGAGAGGAAGATGGCTAAAGCCGTCAACTTCGGATTCCTATATGGCATGTATCCAAAGCACTTCAGGGAGTATGCGGATCTAAAGTTCGACCTACAGGTTACCATGGAAGAAGCGAAAAGCTACCGTAAAGCCTTCTTTGAGAAATACCTCGGCTTGGAGCCATGGCACAATCGTCAACGCCGCATCGTCAACAACTTGCAGTATGTTCAAGCCCCCACAGGGAGGGTTCGTCATCTGCCAACGATCCTTTCAACTGATGACGGAGTACAGGCAGAAGCAGAACGTCAGGCGATCAACTCACCAGTTCAGGGGTTTGCTTCGGATCTCACGGTTCTGGCGATGACATTGCTTCATGAACAACTCGATCGCAAGAAAGCCAAGATCATCGGCAACGTCCACGACTCAATCATCCTTGAAGCTAGAGATGAATACGCCGATGAGATTGCTGCATTCGTAAAGCATACCATGGAGAATCTACCGATCAAGCAGCTGTTCGGATATAAGATGACCATCCCGATCGAGGCCGAGATTACCATTGGAGATCACTGGGGAGAAGGTTGACAATGGCTTTCGGCTCTTATATAATTAGACAGTAGCGGAGGACCAGGTGGCGGCAACTGAACTCATCGAAGTTCATTTCAATCAATCACGACTCAAAACATTCGCTAACTGCCCGAAGCAGTACGAATACAAATACCTCCAGAATCTAACGCCTCGTGCTAGAGTCAGACCACTCTATCTCGGTACTTGGATTCATGCCTGTTTGGAAGCACACTACAAGCAGGGCGATTGGAAGCTCGGTCACGCGCCCTTCGTTGAGGATTGGAATAAACTCTTCGAAGAAGAACGGATGGCACTTCGTACCAGGGGTCGAGTCATCTCTCCGCCATTCCCGGACCTTGTGGCGAAGATCATGGCTTCCTACGTTTGGTACTATAGGGATGAACAGTTCAAGCCATTTCTCATCGAGCAGATTCTTGAAGTACCTACTCCACTAGTTGTCAATGGAAAGAGGTTCGTCTTCAAGGGCCGGCTGGACATCGTTTTGGAAGATGAGGAAGGGCTCTACTGGCTGGTAGATAACAAGACTGCTGCCACGATCCCGCAGCCGACGGCATTCCATTCGATGGATCCACAGCTGATGTGGTATCCCTGGGCTACCGAGGCCCAGTACAACATAAAGATTGCTGGGGTTATCTACAACTACGTCAGGAGTAAAGCTCCCGGTGTACCAAAGATCAACAAGGATGGTTCTCTTTCCAAAAGGAAGTTCACCAGCGACTATCCGACTCTCTTCAGATTTCTGAAGAAGGCTGGATATGATCCCAACGACTATGCCCACGTTCTTAAGCCGATGCAAACTCGTTCAGAATTTCTTCGGAGATACAAGCTGCCGAGGTCGGCCTTCGTCACCAAAGAAATTCTCATGGATGGGTTGTCAGTTGTAAAGAGAATTGAGGAGACCAAGCGATTTACTCGAACAATCACAAGAGATTGTGTCAGGTGCTCGTACGTTGAACTTTGCAAAGCCGAGCTCTATGGATTAGACTCGACGTACATTCGAAGTCATAACTTCGTCATCTCGGAGGAAGATTACGTTGTCAGTTCAATTAACTCAGTCGACGAAGCCGACGAGGACGAGTAGAGAAGACTCTGCCAAGGCTGCTGCTAAAGCAATCAAGAAAGCCAACGAGATTGAAAACTTCTTCAAGATGGCTTTGTATGCCAGAAACAAAGTCGGAAAGACGAAGTTTGCCTGTTCATCTCCGCTTCGCACGCTGATCATCGACTGCAATGAGAAGGGCTACGCCACAGTTCGCAAACAGGACAACGTAGATATCTACGAACTCTCAAAGTGGGAACAAATCGACGGTATCTACTGGCATCTTAAGAAAGGCGATCATCCATACAAGGTGATCGTCATCGACACCATCACAATGCTGGCATCAATTGGAATGAGGTGGGTACTCAAAGATGACGTAGACCGTGATGCCAACAAAGATCCAATTGCTCCATCTCGACTGAGTTATCAGAAGTTGGGGCAACTCCTCGAGGAACAGATTATTCGATTTAGAGATCTACCTTACCACATCATCTTCTGTGCTCAGGAGAAATCCTCAGGGACTGAAGATGAGGATGGTAACACAGTGATGGAAATTCACCCAGAACTTTCGCCTAAGCCACGGTCAGTTCTGCTATCGGCTACCAATCTAATCGGGAGGCTCTATGTTCGAGAGGTAGAGGGTAAGGATGGAAAGAAGGTTATGCAGCGGCGGATGATTACTCAGGCGATGCCCAAGTACGCCGCTGGCGGCAGATTCGATGAACTCAGGAAAATCGAAGTGAACCCCAACTTGGGTGAATTCATCAAGCGAGTCTATGGAGAAACCAATGCCTGATACTAAGGGAACTACCCCCGCATCGATCACTGTTGACTTCACAAACGTCGGAGATCGGAAGTCCGGCGGCAAGGCTTTCCGCGGTCCGGAGGGTGACTACCTTCTGTCCGTCAACGGAGCCAAGCTGCAGCCGAACAAGGATGGCGATGGGCAGCACGTGGCCTGGTCGCTAGCTATCGTGAAGCCGGAGCGCTATAAGAATAGCGGCCTCATCTTCGAGCGAACCAGCCTCAAGGACGGCGCCCTGTGGAAGCTGCGCAACATGCTTGAGGATATGGGCCTCAAGGTTTCACCGACGAAGCTGAAGATTCCGTTGGCCGATATCGTTGCCAAGAAGCTGCAGTTTGGCGCAACACTCGCAGACGGCGAGCCTTACAACGGCAAGATCAAGTCTGAGATTGTTGCGACATTCAAGAAGTCAGAGTATCAGGAAACTTCGGCTGAAGTCTCTGAGACTACTGACGAGGAAGTTGAGTCAACGGACAGCAGCGAAACAGAGGATGAGGACGAGAGCCTGGACGAGCTCGACGTCGACGATCTCTAGAATCTAGTCCATCAAGTGAACACACGAAAGCCCCCTCTCGAAAGAAGCATCGTCAAGAAGACTCTTGAGGAACTTCGATCAAGAGGGGGCTTTTGGGTGAAGATACATGGGTCTCCCTTCCAGTTGGCTGGAATCCCAGATATCCTCGGATGTTATCGCGGTAGATTTATTGCCTTCGAAGCTAAGAGGGATGAGACGAAAAAACCAACTGCACTACAAGCTTACAATCTCAGGAAGATCAAGGCCGCAGGAGGCATCACCAAAGTAATTTGGGATCCCTCCCACGCCCTTGCCATTATCGATAAGATTGATTCTGGGGGCTCCGCCAGGGCGGCGTCCGACGAAGCCCCCACAGCTAGCAAGCCAGCTGGCTAACGAAACTCTCGGAGGCCCAGAGTTCCG